CCCAAACGTAAAAATGTTTATAAAATTGATGTTAAAGACCCAATATTTGAAAAACCTATACAACAATGAAAACCCTAAACAAAATCAGTTTAATAGTATTACGAGTATCAACTTTTATACTATTTCCGTTGTCGATAATAGGCGCAATATTAGCCTATTTATTACCACAAATAAACCAATATTTTTATCCTTTTGTATTTACTTGGATTGTTTCTTTGGTTTTAATTACCGCAAGCTACATTATTAACGAAATGACTGAAACGAGATGAACTACTATCAAATACACAAAAACAAACGGTCAAAGCTATTTAAAAAGCTAAATCGTAGACGTAAACCGAATATGTTTGCTTTGCAATGTGGATTAATAACCGCTTCATCATTTATTCAAAATAGTATTGTTGCAAGTCAGCAGTTTAATTCTGTAGCTGAAAAATCATTGGTAGTTGCTGGTAATTTGATAGACACAGCCAAAGCAATTACTAATTTATCTAAATCGATTAAAAAAGACAACTATTTAAAACGTATAGCAAAATGAAACGCAACGAAATATTACAACACTTTCCAAACGGGTGTACTGTTGAGTGTTTGAGATACAAAACGAAATCAATATTTTACCACCACGAACTATCATTAAGGGATAATCACATAGTTAACGGAAGCATAACAACTGTTTGGGGTTTTCACGATAGAAACAAAGGTATTTTCATTGTGATTGAAATGAACGGACAATTAGCCGAAATAGTTACAAATGATGTAGTCTACGCCCAATTAGGCAAAGAAGTAAAAGCGATATTGGATAAGGAGAGTAATTACGCTGTAATTGGCGAGAAAGTGAGTAGATTGTATGGAAGATAACTTCACAGTTGAGCAAATATCGTCAGCATTTCAAATAAGTAAGCAAACGATACGAAACCGATGTGTATTATTAGGTATTAATCCAATATTGCACAATGGAATTTATCAATATGTGCTTACCAAAAACGAGGTAAGCGATGTAGTTGATTTTCACAAACGAGTAGACATTCCCAATGTAATTTATGTACACACTACTTGGGAAATAAGAGAAAGCAAATTAAATTTTATACAATGACACCAACACCACAGCAAATACAATCAACAACCATTTATCAAAACTTGGTTAAAAGAACCCCGTTTCTATGCAATATCTTAGTACAGAAACACATTCGAGAACAAATAGGAATTTATCTTTATCAACTACAAACATTCGGTAAAGATTATTTAAACGACAAATCCAACGCCAGCAGTCGAGAGGTTAAAATAGCTATTGAATTGTTTGGTAAAGTGGATGGGAAATTGTAAATTAGCTAACCCCCAATCGCAAAAGAATTAATTTAAAACTATATAAAAAGATGAGTGCAAACTTACCAAAAATCAACGAAATTTATAACGACAAAATATCGGTACAGAAAAACGATGTTTTTGTGGTTCTTATGAATCAACCACCTAAAACACAATGGGTAAAAGAACACCCGTTTATACGTGGTTACAAATACCTACCTATTGAACGGGTTGAGTATCTTTTAAAAACTATATTCAAAAGATATAGAATTGAAATTACAGGACAAGGGCAATCTTTTAACGGTGTTTGGGTAACTGTAAGAGTTCACTATTTAAACCCAATGACAAGCGAGTGGGATTATCACGATGGGATTGGAGCAAGCCAATTGCAAACGGCAAAAGGAACAAGCGCAACCGATTTAGCAAACATTAATAACGGTGCTTTGTCAATGGCTTTCCCAATGGCAAAAACAATAGCTATAAAAGATGCTTGCGACCATTTCGGAAAGTTGTTTGGTGCTGATTTAAACCGTAAAGATGTTATTAGTTACGATTTAGACTTAACGCTAATTGAACTAACAGAAGAACACCCGAATTGGCAAAAAGTAAAAGACGCTATTAAAAGCAAAGAGTACACAATCGAGCAAGTAAGAACTAAATACCAATTATCAGATGAAAACGCTATCAAACTTCAAAATTAGAGCAAGCGGTGGCGGTCAAATAATGACAGAGCCACAAGGTAAAACCAACGCTGAAAAATATATTGACGCTTGCGATAAATTGCTTTCTTTAAATACTCAATACGAAAACTTTAAAAACAAAGAATGTAAATCGGCAGTTGAAATACAAACTATAAAAATACCTGATACAAAAAAGCTGATTACAGATTTAGAAGTAATTAAAGATAAAGTTGAGTTATCACAAACCGCAAAAACATACGTTTATAATTGGGTAAAGGAATCAATTTACGGTGTAAAACAAAACATTAAATCAAAGTATTTAAGCAAAGGTGTAAAGTTAGAAGATACTGCAATTGACAAAGTTATTGAATGGCTTGATATTCCATTTGTAATTAAAAACGAAAAGTTTTTTGAAGATGAATACTTCACAGGTACGCCCGATTTAATTACAAAAGATACCGTTTACGATATTAAATGTAGCTGGGATTGTTTTACATTCCCTTTATTTGATAACGAAATACCTACAAAAGATTATTTTTACCAACTTCAAATTTATATGCATTTAACAGGTGTAAAAAAAGCTAAATTAGTTTATGTTTTGTTAAATACTCCATCGGAACTAACTTATGAAGAAGCGTATAACTACGATAATGTAGATAAAAAATATAGAATTAAAACTTTTGATATTGATTATTCGGAAGATGTTATAGCCGATTTACAAAAAAGAGTAACACAAATTAGAGAATTTTTAACAACTATTAAATTTTAAAAAAATGGCAAAATTACAATCGTACGCATTAAGCGTAGCACTTACAAAGTTGCAACACGGATTTATCACAACCAAACAAGGGGCGAAATGTTTAGTTATTCCAATTGAACAAAACTATTTAACCGAAAAAGACAATGCGGTTTATATGCAGACCGATGTTGTCACAATGGATAGTGAAGATACAAATGGAAATTGGGGCTTTCAAGTTCAAAAACTACCAACAGATAAATATAAAGAACTTGGAGCAGAGGAGGCTAAAAAAGTAATTTTACCTTATCTTGGAAATTTAAAAATCTTTCAAAAGAAAGCTACTGATGCTATACCAGCTATTCCAATTGAGCAGAACAACGAAGAACACGACGACCTGCCATTTTAATCGAAAAAATAAGCGGATTTTAAAATAGATTTTGTAACTTTACGAACCTCTTACATTAAAAAAATAACACCTGATTTGACCGATGTAAGAGGCGGTTTAAATCAGGTTTTTTAATTTTATGAAATACGAATTATACGATTATCAAAATGAAATGGTCCAAAACATTTTTATAAAGCTGGACCTATTCGATTCTGTTTGCTGTCAATCAGCTACTGGTTCTGGAAAAACGGTTATAATGTCCGATTTTATCAGTAAATATTTGGGGTTATACCCAAATAGGAAAATATTAGTTTCGGTACATAGAGAAGAACTTGTAGACCAAACATCAAAAACATTAGCTGGATTTGGGATTTTAAATGAAAAAATAACTGCTAAATCTAAAAACCTATTTCATTCAAACGTTTATGTTGGAATGACGCAAACTATTTGGTCAAGAAAAATATCTATTGATATTGATTTAATGATTATCGACGAAGCGCATGAGCAAATACATGTAAAAAGTTTTGATTTATTTAAAGACTCAAAAAGAGTAGGATTTACGGCGACACCAATAATAAATAAAAGAGTAACTTTTTATAAGTGCGAATATTGTAAAAAAACAAATGATAAAGCAGAATATTGTTGTTTTAACGAAAAAATGGAAAAATATTCTGCTCCAGTTACAATGTCAGAAACTTACAACGATATTATAATAGGTCCACCAATTAAAAAGCTAATTGAAAACGGTAATTTGGTTGATGAAATTGTATTTACTTATGATTGGTATTCAAATTTAGAAGCTAAAGAAAATGACGATTACGATGAAAATGAAATTGCAGAAGAATCAGTAAAACACGACCAAAACGTTTTAGAAGAATATCAGTCAAAAGCATTAGGTAAAAAAACAATGATATTTACAGCATCTACAAAACAAAATTTATCATTAGTAGAAACATTTTCAGAATTTAAAATAAAATCCTATGATTCTGTTAATAACGAAAGTTCAGAGAGAAAAGAGATTGTTAATTGGTTTAAAGAAACCGATTCCGCCATACTTGTAAGTACTGGAACTTTTACAACTGGTTTTGATGTTAAAGAGGTTGAATGTATTATAATTAATAGACCTACAAAATCATTATCATTATGGTTACAAATTGTTGGTCGTGGAGCGAGAACAACTACAGCTATTTATAAAGATAATTTTATAGTTATTGATTTAGGTGGTAATGTCAAAAGATTAGGTAAATGGTCCGACTTTGTTGATTGGGAAAAAATATTTTTTAAAGGACTTATACCTACTAAAAGAAAAAAACCGACTATTATTCAATGTGATGAATGTGGTTATAATTTTGTTGGGTTTGCTGGCGATGAATGTGAAGATTGCGGGCATATTAATATACCGATACAAAGAGAGCCATCAGGAGAAAGAGAAAATGAAACAGAGAGAGTTTTAAAACAAACCGAAAAAGCTTCTGTTGTTCCATTACCAAATGGGAAAAAAATAGCTGAATTTGTGAAAAGAACCACAAATAGTAAAAATGATTATTGGCAAATTATCATTGATAAGTATGTGGACCTATGGAAATTTAACCAAGTGTCACATGTTTTATATGAGCAAAGAAAAAGAAATGGTAGATTAGACACAAAAATCATGGAGTATTTACGTAAAAATTACGGTTATGTAAATTCTTTAACAAACGGAGTTCCAAGAACTTACGACTATTTGTTAAATAAAATTAAAGACAAATTAAGTAAAATATACTCTTAGCGTGTCACATGTTTTATATTTTGACCTATACGTCAGAAATAAAAAAACAAAATAGCGATTTATTTTTTTTTGAGTTACAACCCAAAAATATGTGACATGTGACACAAAAACGATAAAACCCTAATAAAATTAATACTTAACAGCGTGTCACATCGAAAAAACAATAAAACACAAAAAACATAGCTATATTTTAAAAAATAGTTTTATATTTGCAATGTATCCTCCTGCAATCATTATTGATTTAAAAATATTTAACACCCCGTTAAATGATTTCAGAGGTAGGAGGCTGAATGATTTTAACGGGGTTTGTTATTTAAACACATTTTATGAATAGAATTGTATCACTTTTTAAAACTATAACAGACGTAAATAACCCTTATAACAAATCGGTTATGTATGCTTTGGAGCGTATTAGAACTGGAAAATCTAAAGATTTTGTTGAACAGTTACGTTTAATGAATAAAGAGGATTACGAAAAAAACAAATCAAAACTACCAATAACTTGTTTTAATGGAAAGTTTAGAGTTAGAAACGCAAGCGCACTTATTGAACACTCTGGATTAATAATTTTGGATTTTGATAAGTTTGAAACAAATCAGGATGCTTTAAATTTTAAAGATTCTATTTGTGATAATGAGTTTGTTTTTGCGTGCTGGATTTCGCCAAGTGCTAAAGGTGTAAAAGCATTGGTTAAAATTCCTCAAGTAGCAATAAATCATAAATTATACTTTCAATCATTAAAAAAATATTTTGACAATCCTAATTGGGATGATAGCGGTTCAGATGTTAGCAGAACTTGTTTTGAATCATACGACCCTGATATTTTTATAAACGAAAATTCAATTATTTGGACCGAATTAGAACAACCAGAGTTGGAAGATATTGGAATAAGCGAGCCAGTTGTTAGGTTGACTTCTGAAAACCAAATTATTGAGAGATTAATAAAATGGTGGTCCGAAAAATACGGAGCGAATAAAGGTAGTAGAAATACAAATTTATATAAACTTGCAGTTGCTTTTAATGATTTCGGGATTAATGAATCAGACGCTAAACACGAATGTTATAAGTATCAATCGGATGGTTTTAATGCTTCTGAAATAGATGGGATAATTAAATCAGCTTATAAAAAAACTAATCAATTTGGAACTAAACATTTTGAGGACAATCAAAAAAGAGAGCAAATTGAAAAATTAATACGCTCTGGAAAAACAAAAAAAGAGGTCCAAGAAAAATTTAAAGATGTTGATGTTTCAATTTTAAAAGACAACATCGATATAGATGAATTTTGGTATTATAATGATAAAGGGAAAATATTATTATCAACTCATAAGTTTAAATTTTGGTTAGAGCAAAATAACTTTTTCAAATATTACCCAAGTGAAACATCAAATACTTTTACTTTTATTAAAAAAGAACAAAATCTACTCGAAGAAACAAACAACAAAAGAATTAAGGATTATGTTTTAAATAACATTTTGGACCGTGAAAATATTGGTTATGGTCCGTATGATTTCATGGCTTCAAATACTGGTTATTTTACTATTGATTTTTTGTCAATGCTATCAACTACTGAAATTAAAATAAAAGAGGATGATGTGAATACTTGTTATTTGTATTATAAAAATTGTGTTGTAAAGATTACTAAAGATAAAATTGAAAAAATAGACTATATTGATGTTGATGGTTATATTTGGAAACGCCAAATTATAAACCGTGATTTCAATGAATTTGACCATCATAAATCTGAATTTCGTAAATTTATTTGGTTAATTTCTGGAAAAAATGTAGATAAATATAATAGCTTTAAATCTGTAATTGGATATTTACTGCATTCTTTCAAAACATCAGCTAATAATAAAGCAGTTATTTTTAATGATGAAACAGTTTCAGAAAATCCAAACGGTGGAAGCGGTAAGGGTTTATTTTGGAACGCATTAAAAAGTATGAAAAAAGTCAGCAGTATTGATGGTAAAACATTTGAGTTTACAAAAAGTTTTCCTTATCAAACCGTCAGTACTGATACTCAAATTTTAGTATTTGACGATGTTAAAAAGAACTTCAATTTTGAATCGTTATTTAGTTTAATTACAGAGGGAATTACCTTAGAATATAAAGGACAGGATGCTATCACAATACCAGTAGAAAAAAGCCCAAAAATACTTATAACAACAAATTACACTATTGGCGGAGTTGGTGGTTCTTTTGAGCGTAGAAAGTTCGAGGTTGAAATGTCGAGTTATTTTAGTTTTAAACATACTCCTTTAGATGAATTTGGTCACATGCTTTTTTCTGATTGGTCCAGCGATGAATGGTTGATGTTTGATAATTATATGATTAACTGCGTTCAATATTATTTAGAACACGGTTTATTGAAACATGATTTTAATAATTTAGAGGTCCGTAAATTTATAAAAGAAACATCATTTGAGTTTTATGAATGGTCAAAGGACCGTGACAATTTACCGTACAATTTTAAAATTAATAAAACCGAATACTATAATAAATTTATATCCGAATATCAAGATTTTAAAAAATGGCTAAGTCAGAAGAAATTTACTCAATGGTTAGAATCATACGGAAAATTTTATAATATAGAATTTGAACAAGGTAGAACTCACGACATGAGATATATTGAATATATCACTAACCAAAAAGAAGAACAATCGGACCAAGAAGAAATACCGTTTTAAAAAATGACAGAACACACATTACAATTAAATATCATAGCTTATTTTAGAAATGAGTTTGAAAGACATGAAAAAGGCGTTATTATACCAATAGTAAACGAGGCTACATACAAAAATAAAACTTTTGTAATTTGCAAAGGAGCTTCGGACCTTATGATATTTTTAAAAAATAAAACGTTTTTTTGCGAGTTGAAAGTTGCTAACAATAATCAATCAATAGCACAAAAAGACTTCCAAAACAGAGTACAAAAATTAGGACACGAATATAAATTAATTCGCTCATTGGATGAGTTTAAGTTATGGATACAATCACTTACAACAAACAATTAATCTACCTTGACAGGCGAGCGCAAACATCGCCACAAGGTCA